ACCAGAGCCACCAGTATATACATCAACAACTTCAATGGCGCCATTCGAGGCTGCCTGTTGTACATCCCACTGAGCCGAACCATCATCAGCTGAGAGTGTTTTCACTGGAATCCAATTTGTCGATAGGAATTTTAGAGCTTCACCTGAACCGATAGTATACAGGAACTTCCAACGATAACCATCAGCTGTAACAAGAGTGGATGTAGATGTACCTGTTGGCTCGACAGTAGATGCCGCGCCTTTATTATTAAACAAACATTTATATACGTTATAACTACTGCTTACAACGTAGAAAGTATTTGAACTTGCCGGATCTGAAAAGAGTGATGCATTAGCAATATCATACTCACGATATACCTTACCACTTGACCAATTATATCGAGGAGCGGCATATGAAATATCGGAGGTCTGAAGTTTCTTTGCCGCAATCATCTCTCTCCAGAAATCAAATTCTGTGTGCTGAATCGAGTCAACTGGAGCTGGTGGATCATTATCATCTGGCCAAGCTGTAACGCGAGAGACGAATAGATACATTCTGGTTAAGGCAGCTTCAGTGAATGCCTCATAAAACTGTTCTGCGTTATGTTGACGGAACTTTCTAGTAACTAGTCCTGGCATTTAATCTCGCCCTTTATACATCCATTTTGTTTTATTTATAATTTTAAGCTGAGGTGTTTGAAACATAATAGAATATAGCATTAGATGTAGTACTCTGTTCATAAGCCGTATGCAGAGTCATTATACTATTATTAGAAATTGTATTTGCAAAGTACATACCATTTGCTGTAGCACCAACAATGAGAATAGCAGTATTACCAGCCAATTCGGTGGTAAATGTAGATGAATTATTACCCGTAACATTGAATGAACCATTGGTGACATCCATACCACCAGTGCCTAGAGTGAGCAATCTGGTATGTGTATTCATCGTTACAACTGGTGTGGTTGCAATTGTCTCAAGGTCAAGTTGAATTCGATCTGTGACTGATGATTCATAATCTATTGTTGGAATTGTAATATCAACATCTGTAAATGATTTAGTCCTACCAAACATTTTAGTACCGGCTGGATGTAAAATATCCTGTACCAATTTACGGTATGTGTTTGTTGACTGATTAGATTCAATCTCGTATGAGAATTCCTGATAATAGAAATTATCCTGAAGTTTATTGTTATAGGATAACCAACCCTTCGTATCAATATATTTACCGGAATAATTTACTACACCAGAAACATTTGGATTAGCAAGAGCATCAGCTGTACCGGATCTTGTAATATTTGTAATTGTTACAGGATCATATCTACTGAAATCAGCACCAAAATTAACAACACTTGCTGAAACAATAGAACCAGGTACATTATTTGCATGGACTACAGCATTTAGACCTTTACTACCACCAGATCCATCTGGTAATAAAAGACTTGCAACTAATGGTTCTGTAATTGTGGCTGATGGAACAGTGGAATATCCAGTACCGTAATTAGTTGTAGTTATAGATGAAATTGTGCCTACAGTAGTATTTTGAAAATTTAATGCAGCATTGAGTGGTGTGCTTACATTTGCAATGGCAAGATTTGCTGATACTGATGCTGTATTTGCGCCAAGTGAGACAAAGGTTGGGCCAGTATTAATCACAACACTTGCCATTGGTTCAATCAGATCTTGGTTAAGATTTAATATCTCTGTGTTTGTAAGAGCGTCAATGGTAAATGATGTACCAGTACCGGTGCCACCAGTAATGACAATCTGAGCTCCGAGAGTATAACCAGAACCGCCATCATCTAAATACCACTGAACGGCACTATCGCCAGCAACTTCTGTTACAGAACCATTTGCACCTGAGCCTGATGCTGATGCGTAGGTAACAATGTCATCTACCTGATGAAAAGCACCACCATAAGTTACTGATACACTTTGTAGTGGGCCGGTTGAACTAATAATGGTGGCAAATACCGTGGCATCACCTTCGAGTTGGATTTTTTCATTATCCTGGAAAGTACCAATAATATCAAGCAAAAATATTTCATCAACGATAATACCACTCGAAATCGTCTGTACAATTTTATCAACACGGGCTGTAGCACCGCTTGTTTGACCGACAATATTTTTATTTTCAAATAATGAAACAGCTCCGGCACGAGGAGCAGAAACACGAACCGAACTTTCTAAGACCCACCGACCATCCGATGCCCGAAGAATATCCTCACCGGGATAATAAAATTCTATTTCTTCATTATAAAGAATTCGAAAGAGTAATCTATAAGATGATTCAGAACCACGAGCTCGGTAAACATCCTTTATATGTTTCGCTAATTTTTTTCTATCAGTAAGTGTAGCTCTTGGAATAGAACCTAAAATTTCACGATGAAAATATTCAAGATACTTATCGTAGGTATTATCAATATCCTGATAGTTTAGTAAATTCTTACTGACTTCAATAGCATTATTTGCCTGCTCCATCCATTCATAATATGATTTGAGGAAAGCAGCAAATACTGGACCATCATCACGAACGTGAAATGGTAATTGATTCTCAATAAGATTTGATATTTTCTTATCAGTTGACATTAGTAAACAATCGGATAGAGACCAGGATCAATGACTGTAGTAGTGACACCGGTTGTTGTTGCAGTAATAGATGATGCTACAACAACATTCGTTACATCATCGACGAGTGTTACATTTGCTCCAGCAATTAAGAGGATCTGATTACGAGCTGATAGTATATCGTTTTCAGCTGAATCTGCAAAGATACTCAAATAATCACCAGTATATGATGTTAATGAAAATGAATTTAAAGTTACAAGACCAGTTGAATAATTAACAGTACCTGCTGATGTATTTGTATAAGTTCTGGTAGAAGCACCAGTGATGTAATAAATCCTAATATTACCAAACCCATCATCATCGAGATAACTTGTTCTACCATCCTTAATAAATGAGCTGGATCTTAGTGCATAACGATGACCAGGATGCGGGTTATGCAATGCATTACCAAATGAAATATTATATGTTGAGGTAATGGATGTGCTCGGATTAAATCTTTTTTCAATTTCAATAGTTGTTTCATTGCCAACTACCGATGAATCTGCATCATCAATTGCCTTAATAAATCTTGAATATCTAAATCTTTTATTATCAAAAGTTCCAAGATTATTGGATTCAAAATTTACAATGGCATTTAAGATCTTTTGTTGTACAGCACCCACACTTAAAGTTGTTGCCGTATCATCAAATCTTGCGGTAATTGTAGGACGCACATAAAGATATGTAGCATCCACAAATTCAGGATCAATACTTAAGACATTATATTGTTTTAGATCAGTTTTAATCTGTGTTTTACGAGTTGATGAAATAGTGGTTCCATTTACTGGTTTGACTGAAATGTATACCTTACCATAAATTGGAGGATTATTTTCTTCCCCACCCCAAACACTTACTGATGATAGATCGCCATTATCTCTGAGAATAATTCTCTTATAATCATTTGCTAATACTGCACGATTTTGAGTCTCATAATTTTTTGGTGCATTAAACTTAACTGAATTAATACTTTCTACTGCAGCTCCACCTGAACTTGCTGCACTTACAGTCTTTGAAAAGTTAGAATATCCACCAACTGATGATGGATCAGTAAAGGTTGAAATATCATTACCCAGAGTACCATTACAGACTCTATAATTTACTACGACAATATTTCCATTTTGCGGTTTTTTACCAATAACATCATCACCGAAATAAATCTCGTAATAGTTATTTTCAATTTCCTGTAAAAAGAATACAGCCGAATTTGCCTGAACTTCTGTAATATCATTTGCCAAATTATAACGTGTAGATGATGGGTCAATAGCTGATTCCTGTACATCTACTGTAATAGAAGTTGTATCGACATCTTCATTTTCTAATTTAAATTTTACTGTTTCGATATTATCTACAGTAAATCGGTGTGTCAATGGCACACCTTCCACGACCGTAATCGGACCACTATAATTATCGTCTGAAGATAATGTATAGGCTTCTGGTGTTACAAATTTAAGAGTTTGGCCATCTACTGTTGCCTGCCATTCAGTATTTTTTGCAACTGTTACTGATGCCGGTGAATCATTTGGTACTACGGTCAGAGTAAACTGAGTATTTGCGCCTCGTGCTGAACGAGGCATATAATTAAGCATCTTTGCTCTTGAAACAACACTATCTCTTAACTGGGCTGAGTCAAGAAACATTTCATTACCAATCATGCTGGTATAAAATGCATTCTGATATGTATTATAGGATAAAAGATCCAATAAGAGACTAATTGCTGAACCTTCAAAATTAAAATCTAAAAATTCAGGCTGCTGCCGCAAATAATTCTTTAATGATAACTTGATATCATCAAAATCTAATTCTGTTACACTAATTGAAGAGTTTGCAGCCATTATCGAATTCTCTCTAACAATACATTTACCTCTAGCGGTTCTGGTATGGTTTGAACGCTAAATTTTATTTTTACGGCAAGAGCATTTTGATCTTCATAAACAGTCGTAATAATATCGTCAACAATTGCTCGAGGTTCATAGTTTTCTAACGACACCCTAATATTCTTTGAAATATTGTACTCAGTAATTGGATCCATATTTTCAAAAAGTTGAGATAAAACATCTCCACCAAATTCTGGATTATATGGTCTTTCATAAAAATTTGTGAGTACGATATTTTTTACACTTTGTTTAATTGAGTCAGCATTGGTCAATACCCTCAGATTACCAGTCACAGGATGAACTGTCAGATTTAGAGGTATATCTCTAAAAATTTCTTGTTCGATTTCAGATTGTAATCTGGTATTTGCCATGATTCTACTCTTATTTTTTTATTATTTATAATGAAATTGATCATTCTTCTATATCGTCTATTTTAGCAATACTAGATGTTCTTGGTGGAATAATTTGGTCTGAATAGTCAACAAAACCGCCTTCTTTATCAACATAGTAATCCTTATCAATTTTTTCTTTAAAATCATCAACATACTGGTAAGTAGCAACACCACCATGTTTAATATCAGTTGTGCCGGTAATAAGCGTTTTAGTATTGCCTTTAACCACTTCGGTTTTATTACCATCAACTTGAATATCCCAATTGCCTTTAATGTATGTAAAGCAGTTACTATCAATCGTAACGTGGCAACTGCCTTTAATATTGACATAATCAGATCCAGCAATGACAACATAGTTATTTGCTACAATGCGCGTTGACTTTGTTCCATCGGCATCAATCTCATTAAATGTACCGGCACGATGATAATCCTGCAATCTCTCGGCATCTGTGGTATCATCTACTTCTTTAATATGACCTGATTCGCTTTCATATACATGATTCTTTGGATAAGAGGTATTATATCGAGTAACATTTTTACTTGTAAGATCTGTAGTTTTTCTCTCGTTCCAAAATACAGTATTCGGATCTCGATTGGCAATAGGAACTTCCGATGTGGCTGAGGTATCCTTTGAAGATAGCATTGGATGACTATCATTTCTGGCAAGTCTATTCGTATCGGGTCTTGCAGTCTCGTTTGTAACTGTACCTCGTGGATAAATTGAAGTATTTGGATCATCTGGTCTTGGGTTTGGATCGTTAAATCCAAGTTCGGGATTTCCTTGTTCGGTTGGTATACCGGCAATGGAACCCATAATCACGGGCCTTTGTGCTTCTTCTCCATCTAAAAAGAAACCCACAACCCACGAACCTTCAACGAGTCCGGTTGCCGTTTGACCGACATCACCCATTGCTGCAGATGTGATAGATTGGATTGGTTGCGCCCATGGCAAGTTATTTGTTGGCGTATCACCTTTGCTCTGGGAATGAAACCCATAACACCTTACACGACAACGTCCCAATTGCAGAGGATCATTCCGATCCTCGACGACACCCATCCACCAAGTAAATTGTGTTCCCATATTAAGCATT